ATCAATGAGTTGTTGAGATGAAGCTATTAAATTACCAATATCAGCGTCTAGGCTCATGGCTAATCCTCTAAAAGGGTTAATTTATTATCAATCACGCGTAGGCGTTCTTTGACGGTTTCAAGTTCAGTTAGGATTTTTTGCTCTCGCACAAAGCTGTTAATTTGCGCGCTGGCAAATTTGGCAAACTCGCTGGTAAACACCATGCTGCCAGGGTCGGTGACGGTGACCGTTAACGCATTACTTGGCACCGCATCCAGCTTAAGTAAAAAGCGGATATCAAGGCCCGATATGTGGGGCGTTAAATAGGTTAATAAAAAGCTTGAATCGGATGATGAATAGGCAAATAGCATGGTGCCATCATCTAAGAACCCGGCCACAGAGCGCACCGGGTATTCTTTGTCGGTGGACGCTCTTACCCCTAAGCGCAATACCAAATCCCCCTCCTGGGCATCCGCAATGGGGAAACGTTCGACTTCGCCGGTTAAGCTGGTCATGTTTTCATTGGGGGTAAACGCTTTATTACCTAATGCAATATGGGTAATGGCTTGCTGTATGCCGTTATCTTTATTTGCCAATAGGCTGTTAATGCCCGCGCGGGTAAACACGGCATCCAAATTAATTCCACTCATGCTTTGCTACCTATAATGAGATCCAAGGTTTGATGTTGATAAAGGCTCCCAGCCATAAAAACTCGGCCGGTGACCTGCTTATCTTTGGGGGTTGAATTAATGGTTACATCACTGTCCACACGGGTGTTTTTACTTCCCGATAACCCCAGCGGGGCGCTAATGGGCGCGACGTTAATCGCGGGCACATTTAATGTATGGTCAATGTCCCCTCTTACCGGCTCAACGCCGCCGGTTTGGTTTAACTCCCCATTTAACTGCATACCTAAACGCAATTCATAATGCGCGGATGCGCGGTTGTGGCTGTCCACCGCCTGACGGATAAGCTGCAGGGTTTCTGCGCCTAACAATTCCGCGCCCGTGCCTAAGTGCCGGTTGATATAGGCGACTAACTCAAAGGTGCCAGGGGTGCCCTGGGGGGATGTTTCCCACCACTCTTTTAACTCTACGTCCACGTTTAACGCGGCCAGGGCCATTTCAACGGCGGGCCGGGTGCCTTTAGTACGGTGTACGTCCGGGGCGGCCAATATCACCTGGCGTTTCATGTCTTCGCCCCAGTGGCTACGCCACGTATCCACCGACATGGCCCAGGCCAGATAAGGCAACACCTCCACCGGGCATGTGTGCGGGTTCCACAAAGTGGATATCGGAATATCAATGGCCGCTAAGCGCGCCATGGCCGCGTCTAAATCCCGCTCTAATTCTGATAAGTGCGGCGGTAAAATACTGGCCATGATTAGCCCTCCGCGATGTTCATTGTGCTGCAGTACGGGGCCTGGCTCTCACTGCAGATAATATCGCTCCAATTCGTCAAGGTGACCTCTTCCACCCCGGCCACGGTCAGCGCCGCATGTATCCCGGATTCCACCACGCGCGCGCCCAACCGGTGACGGGTACTTACGTAGTTTTCAAGCGATGTTCTTGCCGCCCCTAATACCAGGGCCGTGTCTAGGGTGTTATCCAACACCAGGGTGGCGTTGACCGAAAACGTTATGATTTGCGCACTTTGTACGGTGAGCGCATCCGTTAACGGCCGATAGGGCTGCAGATAGTCATACACCGCCTGGCAGGTTTGCGCGGATACGCTCCCATTGCCGGTGTTTTGCAGTAAGGTTAATACCACCTCAACGGGCGCAGGCGAGACCACGCCCACGTCTTTAATGATGTTGCTGTAACTTTTCGCATGAAACGCATAACCGGTGACTGGCCCGGCAACCGATAAGCCCTCTAACGATTGCTGCAGGCGCGCGCGGTAATCCGCGTCGGTTTCACCCGGTAGGCGTCTAACTGGATCACCGCTGGCGTTGCGGTAGTAGGTTTCGCCAATGTGGTCTAAATCACTGCCATTGGCATAGGCAAGCATCACGCCTCTGGCCTGTTCGTTGGCATTCTGGCGCACCAGGCTTTCCCGGTACGCAACGGCCAAGGCAACCCGGTAGGCCGGGTCTGAGGCGGATAGGTTTTCAATGCCTGCCGCCTGGGCTATCTCGGCGGTTAAGGCGGCGTGGTCAACCTGAGTGACCACGGTTAAATCGGGTAAATTACTGGCCATGCAAACTGATCCCATCCAAAGTAACGGCTTCACCGTTAACCAACATCGTGCCGGTTAACTGAAACGTGTAATGATTGGCGGCGGTGCGGGTTATGAGCATTTCCGATAACCGAAAATCCTCTAAGCCGTTCGCCTTAGCGCTTATCGCCTCGGCCAAGTGTTCATACGCGGCCATGTAAAAATCACTGTCCACGTTGGTATCCACCAATTCATATAAGCGCGAACCAAAATCACGCGCGCCGGGGACTGAGCCTAGCGGCGTATTGATCACGTCATACAATCGCTGGCGCAAGTACGCCACACCGGTGATCAACGCACCGGTGTTTTTATCCATGCCACTTTTCATGGGAATTACTCCATTTTGTCAGCGGGCGGGGCGGCACCGGAACTGCCATGTTTATGGCCGTTATACGTATCACGCATTGCTTGCATGTTACCGGTTGAGTCTGACACGTTACTGTCACTGGATAGCGCGCCCACGCTGTGAGTGGTGCCCTTAACCGTGGCGTTGTCTGACACATCCAAGGTGCCCACGATTTTGGTGTTACCGGTTAATGTTATGCCGCCGGGGCTGGTTAACGCGGTGGTACCCTCGTCGGGTAAGGTGGCCACTAACGCATGGTTTTCACGGTCGTAGCTGATCACCGCGCCATCACCAAATTGCACCATAAACACATTGGGGTTGGTTGACGGGGCGGCGTTCGCGGTGGTGTAACTGCCGGGCAAGATTTCCCCGCGCGCCAGGTCACCGTCACTGATAACCGTTACCCCCTCACCCACTTCCGGGCACCACCACACAATGGCACTGCCCGTGCGGGCGGGCTTCCAGGGTAACCAACCGGTAAATTGATTCGGCCCCCACTGCACCTTGGCCAGGGCTTTTTCCGGGTCAACCTCGCTAATGGTACCGCGCACCACCATTTGATGGCTGCGCCGCTCCAACGCTTCCAGGCGAGAAAGTACAGCCTGTAATAACTGGTTATCCATCGGTCAATGTCTCGTAGTCATCCTCATGGTCGGCCCCCACATTCGGGGATAACCCCAAATGCACCACGGTCGGCAAAAAGTCCTCGTCTTCCCACACATCCCCTAAATGCACCGCCTGGGTGTAATTCACCACCCAGGATTCATAGCCCTTTTCATCCGGGCGAAACATGCCAGGAAACGCCGATAAGCGTTGCGGCACCTCAATGGCCCCGCCTAAGCCAAAGCGGTTTTTATGAATTTTCTTCATCACCACGGCGGCAAAATTGCAGATTTCAAGCTGTACGCGCTGGGTTTCGGCCGACAACACACAATGTAAGCGCATATCGACATTGACCGCTAAGCGGCCCCCGGTGCGAGTGTCGCCGGGGTCAATCTCCCCCAGTTCTACCAAAATGGCCGGGGTAACCACTTTATCTAGTTGGTGCGCATCATAGACGGCCACCTCACGCACATTGGGGATGGTGTCCAATTCGGCTTTAATCGCATCAAATAACGTTGTAAAGCCGGTTAGTGTGTTATCGCTCATGGTTCACCGCGTAATTTAATTCTTGGTCAATGACCTGGTTAAAGCGCTGTTCGGCTTGCTTTTGGTAGCGGCCAAATATCTCATTGGCCCGCGTATGCACCTCGATGCCAACACGACGAACCGGGAACCGGCCGCCCTCACCAGGGGCCAGGGTGCTGGCACGGGCGCGCTGCTTTCTGCCCCACTGGGGTAAATCCACCCCAAGGGCCTGGGCGCGGCTGGCCCGTATCCACACTTTGGGGCCGTCGCCGTAGATGTCCCGATAAAACGCCCCCGGAAACTTGCGTTTACCGACGGTCACACCGCTTTTGGTTTGGCGGGGCTTGCCTGCCATTTCAGCGGCCAGGGGCGCGGTACCTAACCACAGTATGTGTATACCGTTGGTGCCCTTGCCTGTTTGACTGAGCGTAAGGCGATGCTTAATGGCCTTTTGAGGAACGCCCAGTTCCTTAGCAATATCGCGACTGATGCGCGTTTGTAGCCAGCGCAGGGTCTTTTTAATGGCCCGTTGCACTGCCTTTTCAAGTTGGGCGGGCGTGGCGGCAATTTGTGCCGTTGCCCGCGTAATGTCTTGGGCAAAGTTCAGTTGTATATCAACGCCAGGTTGCGCCATTTTTACTGTCATCCTCTGCCGTTTGGGTAGGTTTCACACTTAAGTAAATCAATGTGCAACCGTCGCCGTCCGCGTCCCAATCTGCGGGGTAGTACACGGTACCTAGTATGGTGAACGTCCATTGCTTAGATAGCGTTGGCACATCCTCGGTTAATACCCGTAGCGTATGGCCACGGCGCTTTAGCGTGAGCCCGCCACCGTTACCACGTACCAGGCTTTCTTCTTCCGGGTTTTCATAAATCCCTTTGAAGTTGGGAATACGTGCCCCGGTATCGCTTTGCGCGTCTATCGGGGTAAACCCGCCTAACCGCCGGATAACCCGACGGCTGGCGCGCTTAAACGGGTCGCGCATTACTGCGCCGGTGCCGCCGTCATCTTAAGACGACGTACCGCCAGTGGGCTGGTACACACGTTGATCACGTTGGTTTGTGATTCGATATCTACCCCTTTACCCATGCGCTTGGCTTCTGAGCGTGAGTAATACGGCAAGCCGATGGTGTTAACCGTTTCGTTGTAGTTCGCAGGGGCAAAGCGGGTAATAAATAGCCCTGGCTTATCCTCTGGTACCAACACGGCTTCCACGTCGTCGCGATCACCGAAATACTTTTTATCTGCAAAGATTTCGTCTAACTCTTCCCAAATCACGTTATTCCACGACACACCGGCGCGCACATCGTCACGCAGCGCCGCGCCGTTTTGGTAACGGTCGAACGCTTCTTTAAAGCCGTCATTTTGTAATAGCTGATCAAAGAACGATGCACTACATAGCGTGCGGTAACGCTTGGCTTTAATACCTTTTTGCGCTTTTTCTGACTTGCGTTTAATGTCCAGTAACTGGGTGCGCAGGGTGTCCGGCTTGGTAAAGTCCACCGTGTCGTAGGCTGGCGTAATGCCAAACTTCGTAAACAGGTTTTCTATCACCTCACCACTGGCCCCCATCACCTTGCCGACAATCGCACCCATACGTAAATGCTCAACGGTCGCGTCCAGGCTTAGGCGGTGGTCTTCGTGCTTTTCAGCAATTAGGGTGTCCAGGTCTTCCAGTTCGTCATCACTACCAAAGGCGCGCA